TGATAAATCACTTAAATCTAGATCGCTACATATCATATTCTTTAAACGATTTTTCCAAATTAACTCTCTCTGATGTATGTCAGGCAGAGGCATTGGAATTCTGAAGCTAAATCGCCTCCAGATTGCAGGATCCAGAAGTTGCTCATGGTTAGTTGAGGCAATAATTACCGTATCCTCTGATGCCGCATCCATATTCTGCAATAGTGAAATGACAACTCGCTGAAGCTCACCTATATCTCTCTCATTACCTCTTGCTCCAGCTAAAGCATCAAATTCGTCTAAAAAAAGCACTGATGGCCTCTGCATTACATAATCGAAAACCTGTCTAAGATTTTTGCTGGTTTGTCCCAATAAACTACTAATCAAAGTATCGCAACGCACTGTAAGAAGTGGAAAATCTAAGCGGGTAGCGATGTACTTAGATAACATAGTCTTACCTGTTCCTGGCTTTCCATACACGAGCATACGACTCGGCAATGCTGCATCAGCTTTAACAAACTCATCATAACGTTGAACATTAGTGATAAACTCTTCAACACGGGTACTGATTGCTGCAGGCAGAAAAATCTCTGAACTGTCTAATTTAGGATAACTGACATCAACAGTGTTGAGTCGACTATCAATATCTACCGGTAATGAGCCCAGAGATATCCCACCTCCAGCCCTTTGAGCTCCTGCCAACGCCTGGGGAGCTCTAAGCAACCTTTCTCTTATCATTCTGGCTTGCTTGACCTCCCCTTTTTGTTCGAGCTTATCTGCCAGCAACCCAGCATAATTACTAGCCATCGAAGCATTTGCCTTTGTTGCACCTTCAATGATTTTTAACACTTCTGATAAATAATCCATTCAACACTCCCACAACAAAAAGCCACAGCAATCAAAAAATGAGCACGCAGAATCAAAATACTCTCTAATCGTAACGCATTTTGAGATTTTTGATACGTTTTTTTGGGATTATGTAACGCCAAATGGTCATTTTGTGTCAGAAAAATAAATCTTAGTACCGAGAATATGTAGCTTCCATCCTTCATCGTTCTATTCATCCCTGATCTCCAAGCCTCTCTCGAAAACCATTCTGATAAAACGCCAGCACACGCTGCATAACTTCGCTCTTCCGGCACTCGCGACAGATTATGTTCAGACGCCTGTCGTAGCGGCGTATTTCTCCGTCTGGTAATGACCAGATAAGGTCCGGATCAACCACAGATGGTTTCTTCACCTTTGCCCTGGATAGTTTTTTGCGGGCATTTTGCCAGTCCTTACGAGCCTGTTCAGACGGGAATAACCCGTAACCAGAGTTGTATACATCGCCACTGGCAACCAGCTCTCTGGCGAGAACGCTCATCAGATATCTTGTCGCACCTGTCTTGGCTTCCAGTTGCCGTAACGTCTCGCGCCCACTCCGGCGTACTAGCTCAACAACCTGCCCTTTAATTTTTTCCCGCTCTTCTTGTGTAAATACTTTTGCCATAAGCGCCTCCGGCAATCACTTTTCCGATACAACACGGCGGGAAGAATCAGTAATCTGTCGAACAATATCCCGGTGCTTGTTCAGCTCCCGCAGCGCGGCGCAGACTCGCTCCCACTTCTGGACATGATTTTTCGCCCGACGCAGTTCGCGGTTTGCCATATGCAGTGATGGTAAAACCAGGTCATCCGCTCGCGTTTCAGTAAACGATGGCAGCGACTGCACAATGTCCGCCACAGTTTCTGTTTTAATATCTTCCTGTGTTGCAGCCTCCTGTACTGGTAACGCAACACCTGCGGTATGAGGAAAGGCCTTACCATCAGTTTCCGCTACCGATGCTGCTTTCGGCTCTGCTGGTAAATTATCGCCCGGTATGCAGTAACGAAATTTACCGCCCTGATTTACGCGAATCAGACGACCTTTGCTGATTGCCATTGCCAGCGTTGAAGCCACTTTGCGTGATGTGGTACCAAACAATGTAGCCAGCTCATCAGCCGTTTGTGGTCCTCGTTGTTCAATCGTCGCGGTTAAATCGCACTCTGAGATTTTCGCTACTGTTGCTGTGGTGATTTCTTCCGGCAGTTCTGCCTGCGCTGGCTGTTCCTGCTGAACGTTGTTATCAGCCACACGCCAGGTGTACGCGCTTTTATCAACAAAACCAGCCTTTTTCAGTTCCCATAGTTCGTTCAGCACTTCTTCACGACTGATATCAAGTCGCGCAGCAAGTTCTATGGATGTGGCTTTTCCCATTGCTTTCAGTGCGTCAAAAACAGTCTCCATTAAATTTTTCTCCCGGTAAAAATTACTTCGCAATTCCTGGCTGGACGACATTCGGACGCCAGCTCTCCCAGTTAAAATTCACCCATAGCCCGCCGTTCATGGTCATGCGATCCATAATCCGCTCGCCGAGCAATGTTTTCATGGCCTCATAGTTCAGGTTTGTCAGCATCCCCACGCTGCGCATCGACGCTGTCCGGCGATCAACAATCTGGTGCAGTACCACCTGCTCGTTTTTCGTCTCGCGCTGAATGCCAATTTCATCAAGAACCAGCAGATCCACTTCGCACAGTTCCCGCAAAAATTTTTCGCCTGACTGCCCATCGTCATAGCTGGCGGGGAGGGCACTCATAACATCAGCCACGGTAACCACAATCACTGTCTGACCGTCTTTCAGCAGGCGATTCCCGATAGCTGCTGCTAAGTGGTTCTTCCCGGTACCAGGTTTTCCGCTAAACGCGAAATTTGTGCATCCGGTCATCAGTTCATCAGCGATAGATTTCGCCTGGCTCAACGCGTATCGCTGACCGTCGTTCTGCACCTGGTAATTCGCAAACGAGCATTTACGGTGCAACGGCTGGATGCCTGAGCGATTCAGAATTTTTTCCACCCGCAACTGGCGATTCAGGCGGTTGATCTCCTCGCTACGTTTCTGGCCTTCAGCAAGTTGCCACTCGTGCCACTTCGCTACCGTTCTGAATGGGGCGGTTACATGTGGCGGAGCCAGTCTTCGGATACGTTCAAGAACGCCGCCTGCCGCAATGTTTTTCATGACACGTCACCCCCTGAATCCCGGCGGTATTTCAGTGTCCGGTTCAGAAATGTGATTCACGCAACGCTGCGCAGGCAAACGCCCCAGGCGGATAACCAGTTCATCCCATTTTTCCCGGAGTTTTGCCGGACTCATGATGTTTTTTACCCAGAACGAATCCCGCTGGAGACGCCCAAACATTTCACAAATTTGTCTGTGAGTTCTGCCATCCAGCATCCGCATTGTGCGAACGTCATTGGCCCATGCTGTCCAGTTGGGTTCTTTCGGTCTAGTGATCTCGCCATCATAGCTGGCCGCCTGCTCGTAAAGACTCACGATTCGTCCCCAGATCCACTGTGCGCACACCAAATCTTCCTGACTTCCCCACTGGCGTTTTTTCGCACTGAACACAACCGCGTCAGGGTGTCGGGTTAAAAAATCCTGTTCAGCCGTCTGCGGGTCCGGTTGCGAAGCGTCCGGACAAGAAGATCTTTTATCTGACGGATCAGGTTTTAATACTGACGGATCGGGGTCAATCATCGCCCCCCTAATCGGCAGTTTTTTATCAACGGTTGATCCATCAAAATTTGACGGGTCAACCGTTGAGGGGTCAATATTTGACGGGTCAACTGTTAACGGGTCATTTTTTGCCGGGCTAATTTTTCTTTTCGGTTTATATGACTCACGCGCCGCCGCCGCAGCTGCTTCGAGTTTTTCCACATTAAGCCGATAGATATTGCTTACATTACGCCCACCGACCTTACGCTCTTCCTTCGTCAGCCAGCCCTCTTTCGCCAGTTCTGCAATAGCCGATTTCACTGTGGATTCACTTCTTGCACCGATCTGACGCCGGATAGTTTCAATGGCAGGCCATGACACGCCCTCGTCATTGCTGTAGTCTGCAAGACGGGCCATAACCGCCACCCTGGATAAGATCATGCCGGTGAAGGCGCACCCTTCCCAGACAAGACCATGAAGCTTGCTGCTCATAAAACCCCCGAACACCGTGCTTTTAGTGCATCACCACAGCATTCCCTGCCGGGCCGCCGCGATTCATCTGGTCATACAAAACAACCGCTGACGCAACAAAATCATCGACATCCTTCCCCAGCCGATCCCTCCGTTCGACGATCTCACGGTAATATTCAGAACTGTGGCTGCGCATACGGGCCACCAGCAAAGGCGGCATCGCCTTTTCGATCGCCGGTAACAGAGCCTGCATTTTTTCAACAGCATCAGGGGTGTCTTTATCCAGCCAACGGAAAATTTTCTGGGTATTACGGGCCAGGGCTTCCGGATGGCTGTCGTCGTACAGTTCAGGAAACGTCATACCCAACTCAAAATAAGCCTGGGTTATTCCAGCTGCCGGAACTTTTTCGCCATCAGGACGCGCCCAGGCATTCATCGCCATGCGGATGTGTTCATGCTTGATTTTCATGAATCATTCTTTCCTTCGTTCGAGGTGCTATCCTGCTTCTTGTAAAGTTCTGGGTTGTATTTCAATTCACCGTTAGTAATTTCATCCAGTTCCATTGCGCGAAGTTTGGGAATAACTGCTTTCCACCGCACAACAGCCACATGTGAAATTCCAAGAGCCTCAGCTACTAGTCGCTTTTTTTTGAAATAGCGCAGAACATCATCTTTGAACATAAAACTCTCCTGTTATTTCGAGCAGGAGGGTAACAATAGTTACATAGGAATGTCAACCATAGCAACATCACTTGGTAGTAACATTGGTTACATGAAAAACACTATCAGCGAACGTATTCGGAATCGTCGAAAAGACGTTGGATTAACCCAACAGCAGGTTGCGAAAGCAATCGGCATATCTCGTGTATCCGTAACAAAATGGGAAAATGGCTCTTCAAAACCTGACGGTGAGAATTTGCATCTACTGTCAAAATTGCTTTCCAAATCTCCTGAATGGATTCTTTATGGAAAGGACGGTCACGATAAAACCGATGATCTGCGTCTGAATCAGTATCCTTACATTAGTGACAACATCGCCCGGTTGCCCGTTTTAACGTGGGAACAGGCTGGTTATTGGGATATGAGTTGTCCAGTAACCGAGATTCCTGGCATTAAGAATTGGGTTGATGTCATGACAAAAACCGCTGAAAACTCTTTTTTATTGCATGTTGAGGGAGATGCGATGACAAACTCTAACGGCCTCCCAACCATCCCCGACGGATCTACCGTGCTGATCACACCATGCTCAAGTAACATTAGAGAACTGGTGGGAAAAATAATCTTAATCCAATTGGAAGGAACGCCAAACGTAACACTAAAAAAAGTTGCGATTGACGGACCAAACATCTATCTGTTGTCACTGAATCCGCTTTACAAACCCATCGAACTGAATGGTGGTTACACCATTAAAGGTAAAGTTTCACAAATACATCAATACTTAGACTGAGTCAGAACCCGCATTCATTGCGGGTTTTTCACGCTCTCAAATGTACCTTTTACAACATCGTATTGACTCGAAAGGTAACTCTTGTTACCTTAACGGCATACCAACCCACCCCGCCCCACAGAATGCAGGGCAATACTTCGAGTTACCAGGCAGTGGTCAGGGGTTAAGTAGCCAGCCCGAGGCGTAAGAACATGACGGCAGGGTTCAACTTTAATAACTATGCAGCAGGTTTTTGTTCCGCTACCCCGGCGTTAAGGGGAAATGAGGTCAACATGGATATGCTCAATCTTGGCAACAACGAATCTCTGGTATGCGGCGTGTTTCCCAACCAGGACGGCACGTTTACCGCGATGACATATACCAGAAGCAAAACGTTTAAAACTGAAGCTGGCGCGCGTCGCTGGTTAACCAGAAACACTGACTGATGAGGTTGATGATGGAATTTAAAGATTTACCAGTACCATTCCAGGAAATGGCATCGAATGTGGTTCGCTCTCAACTGGCGACTCTTGACCTGAGTACTGTAGAAAAGGAAACCATCGATACTATATCCGGTAACGTGCGTCGTGCCTTTATAGGTCTGTATGAAGAGAAGCGCCTATTCGGCGGACAGAATTCGCCTGAAAACAAGAATCAAGCAAATGATGAGAAGCTGAAACACATTATCGCCTTACTTTTGGAAGACGCAAAACGTCTACAGCAACTGGAACCAAATGCAGGCACAGAGGCCCGCATTTGGATTGCCATGAAATCACTCAAATGTGAAAGCAGTGATTATTTCAAAACAACAATTAAAACTACTCAACTTTCGGGAGAGCTACTGAAGAAATTGCCATAAGAGCATGGTCTTTCTCTTGTTCTGCAAGATGAGCATTAATACCTGGTATGGTTTTTTCAAATTTATCTATCTGTTGAATAACAACTTCGCGGTATACGTTTGTTTTTGTACCACCAAGCGCAGCCGTTAATGCAGAAAGCATATTTAGTATCATATCAGTGCGATATGAAAGAATCCTGATAGCTTCATCTTGTTTTTCAATAATAGATTGCAGGGCCTCAATTTGCTTTTTATCCATTTCACCCTCCTGAGGGTTGGTAATTAAGGAGTTCTCCACGGGTCAGGTGGAGTGCGTGCGCCGGACACGGGTGAACATCCGGCACTGACAGTTTACTGAAAGGATATGTCCCTGAAAAGTCAGGGCATAAAGCGAAAGCGCACGGCGAAATTGGTCTCTCTGTACGGTGTCGTTAAATTTAGTTCGACCGTGCGCTTCCGGTTGTGGCACTCCGCGAAATGGCGCGGCGGTAAGTATGGCGGGGTTATTCCTTCCTCCGTTGAGGACACCGGGTTGTCAGGTTGACCATACGCTTAAGTGACAACTCCGCTGCAACGCCCTCTGTTATCAATTTTCTGGTGACGTTTGGCGGTATCAGTTTTACTCCGTGACTGCTCTGCCGCCCTTTTTAAAGTGAATTTTGTGATGCGGTGAATGCGGCTAAGCGCACGCGGAACAGTTAAAACCAAAAACAGTGTTATGGGTGGATTCTCTGTATCCGGCGTTAATTGTTAACTGGTTAACGTCACCTGGAGGCACCAGGCACCGCATCACAAAATTCATTGTTGAGGACGCGATAATGGAAACGTTATTACCAAACGTTAATACGTCTGAAGGTTGTTTTGATATTGGTGTTCTGCTCAGTAACCGGGAGTTTACGGAAGATGCCATTAAGATGAGAAAATATGAACCTTATCTTCTCAATGATAATTCCATACTTTCCAGAATTGCCCTTCTTGAACTTGGTATTATCGGAGAACAGCAGTGACTTCAGCATTTGCACTGGTGATGACCGTTTTTCTTATAACGGGTGAGCCACAAAATGTGATTACCGGAATTTATGACAGTAAGTCATCCTGCATTCAGGTAAGGGACGAACAAAAAATCCCCGGTGAATGCCTCCCGTTAAAAAAAGTATCGCTGAACCTGAATAACGAAATACCGGCTGGATAACCCGCCAGCCATATTAACGCCATACCAACGGATTAAAAATGCCAGCAATGGCAGGGATTCGTTCACCCTGAAATCTGTAATGAGGTTAAAACAAAATGAGTAAAGTCTTTATTTGCGCCGCCATTCCGGACGAACAGGCAATAAAGGAAGAAGGTGCCGTCGCTGTAGCCACTGCCATTGAAGCCGGTGATGAACGTCGCGCCCGCGCAAAATTTCACTGGCAATTCCTGGAACATTATCCGGCTGCTCAGGACTGCGCTTATAAATTTCTTGTCTGCGAGGATAAACCCGGTATACCCCGCCCTGCCCTCGATTCCTGGGATGCTGAATATATGCAGGAAAACCGCTGGGATGAGGAATCCGCTTCCTTTATTCCAGTCGAACCAGAATCCGATCCGATGAACGTCAATTTTGACAAGCTGTCCCCTGAAGTACAGAACGCTGTCATGGTTAAGTTCGACACATGTGAAAACATCACCGTTGATATGGTTATTAGCGCACAGGAATTGTTGCAGGAAGACATGGCAACATTCGACGGACATATCGTTGAAGCGTTGATGAAAATGCCAGAAGTTAACGCCATGTATCCGGAGCTTAAGCTGCATGCCATCGGGTGGGTTAAGCATAAATGTAAGCCTGGTGCCAAATGGCCCGAAATTCAGGCAGAGATGCGCATCTGGAAAAAACGTCGCGAAGGTGAACGCAAGGAAACCGGAAAATACACGTCTGTTGTTGATCTCGCCTGCGCCAGAACCAATCAACAGCACAGTGAAAATTCAACAGGAAAAATCAGCCCGGTCATTGCTGCCATTCATCGCGAATACAAGCAGACATGGAAAACACTGGATGACGAACTGGCCTACGCTCTCTGGCCTGGTGATGTGGATGCCGGAAACATTGACGGCAGCATCCATCGCTGGGCAAAAAATGAAGTTATCGACAACGACCGCGAAGACTGGAAGCGTATCTCGGCATCAATGCGCAAACAGCCTGATGCCCTTCGCTACGACCGCCAGACTATTTTTGGCCTTGTCCGTGAACGTCCGATCGACATTCACAAAGACCCTGTGGCACTGAACAAATACATTACTGAATACCTGACTACAAAGGGCGTGTTTGAAGATGAAGGAAGAAATCAGAGCGCAACTGATACTCTCTCGTCGCCAGTACCAGAAACTGATGCAGTGGAAACGGCAATTCCGGACAACGAAAAAACCGAATGCAAAGTGGAAGTCGAACCATCTGTAGAGCGTGAAGGGCCGTTCTACTTCCTCTTCACCGACAAGGATGGCGAAAAATACGGTCGCGCAAACAAACTTTCTGGTCTGGATAAGGCGCTGGCTGCCGGGGCTACTGAAATCACGAAAGAAGAATATTTCGCCCGCAAAAACAGTACATACTCAGGTTCACAACAAAATACTGGTGCATCTGACACGATCGCACAACCAGAGCCGGTAAAAGTTACCGCTGACGAAGTAAACAAAATTATGCAGGCAGCCAATATCAGCCAGCCTGACGCCAATAAGTTGCTTGCTGTATCACGTGGTGAATTTGTTGCAGGGATTAGCGACCCGAATGATCCGAAATGGGTGAAGGGGATTGAAACCCGCGATTCAGTGAATCAGAACCAACAAGAAACGGAACAGAACGGCCAGAAAGCGGAACAAAACAGCCCAAATGCGTTACAAAACGAGCCAGAAACGAAACAACCTGAGCCAGTAGCGCAACAGGAACCGGAAAAAGTCTGCACCGCCTGCGGTCAAAGCGGTGGTGGCAACTGCCCTGATTGTGGCGCGGTAATGGGCGACGCAACATACCAGGAAACATTCGATGAAGAGAATCAGGTTGAAGTTCAGGAAAATGATCCGAAGGAAATGGAAGGCGCTGAACATCCACACAAGGAGAATGCTGGTAGCGCTCAGGATCACGCCAGCGATAGTGAAACTGGCGAGACGGCAGATCCCTTAATTGCGATGAACGGTCATCACGTTATCACATCCACCAGCAGAATGTGGCACCACATGATGATCGACCTTGAAACCATGGGAAAAAATCCCGATGCCCCGCTTATCTCAATAGGTGCAATATTTTTCGATCCGCAAACCGGAGATATGGGGCCGGAATTTAGTAAGACCATCGATATGGATACTGCTGGCGGAGTCATTGATCGTGGCACCATTAAATGGTGGCTTAAGCAATCACGGGAGGCGCAATCTGCCATTCTGACCGATGAAATCCCGTTAGATGATGCACTGCTGCAATTGCGGGAATTTATCGACGAAAACTCCGGCGAATTTTTTGTTCAGGTCTGGGGAAATGGAGCCAACTTCGACAACACGATTTTGCGCCGTTCATACGAACGGCAGGGGATCCCCTGCCCATGGCGTTACTACAACGATCGCGATGTACGCACAATCGTTGAGCTGGGGAAAGCCATAGACTTCGATGCCAGAACGGCTATTCCATTCGAAGGTGAGCGCCATAATGCACTTGATGACGCCCGTTACCAGGCAAAATACGTTTCAGTTATCTGGCAAAAACTGATCCCGAATCAGGCTGATTTTTAATGTTCAACCCCGGTCGTTGCCCACCAGCTATAGTGGCAGCGACCATGATTAGCGAACGACGCTCATGGCAAGACTTATTCTGCTCACTGAGTGGGCAAAAGAGGAATTCAGTGAACCGGTCCCTACTCCGAGTACGTTAAGTAAATACGCTAAAGCCGGAATGATATTTCCTCTCCCCAAAAAAGTTGGGAGACGCTGGCGAGTGGATCCGCAAGCTCGCTTTGTCGGAATGGTAAACAAGCCGGAGGTGATCGCCACAGATCACCCTGCTTTGAAGAGGATACTGGAAGATGGCGCGCCCGCGAAAATATAAAACCGATGTTCCGGGATTATCTCCGTATTTTGACAAAAGAAATAACAAAGTTTACTGGCGTTACAGGCATCCCATAACAGGCAAAAATCACGGTCTCGGCAGTATTGACCAGAAACTGGCAGAAACTATTGCAGCAGAAGCGAACAGCCGTCTTGCCCGGCAGCAAATGGAACAAATGCTCAGTCTGCAGGAGAAAATTATTAGTGATACCGGCGGTTCATCAACCGTTACCATTTTTCTGAATAATTACAGAAAAATTCAACAGGAAAGATATGAAAACGGCGAGATCAAACTCAACACGCTGAAACAGAAAGCGGCCCCTCTCAGGGTATTTGATGAACGTTTTGGCACCAGACCGTTAGATGCCATAACCGTAAAAGATGTGGTATCAGTACTGGAAGAGTACAAGGCCAGAGGACATAACAGAATGGGACAAATTTTCAGGAAAGTACTGATCGATGTTTTCCGGGAAGCTCAGCAAACGGGCGATGTCCCGCCAGGCTTTAACCCTGCAGAATCGGCAAAAAAACCGCAGGTGCGGATATCAAGACAGCGACTGACTTTTGATGAGTGGATGATGATTTATAACGCAGCGGAAAAGGATGGTTACTTTTTACAGCGCGGTATGCTGCTGGCACTGATGACAGGCCAGCGCCTTTCAGATATTTGCAAAATGCAATTTTCGGATATCCGGGATGGTTATCTTCATGTCGAACAGCAAAAAACAGGAACCCGGATTGCCATCCCTCTGGCTCTGCGTTGCGATAAATTAAATCTCACCCTGGATGATGTAGTGTCATCCTGCCGCGATTGCGTTCTTAGTCCGTGGCTATTGCACCACCATCACGCGAAAGGGACAGCTAAGCGCGGCGGGATGGTTAAGCCAGCAACATTAACCGTTGCATTTAAAAAAGCCCGGGATTCTGTGGATTACAACTGGCGTGCTAATGGCCCCCCTCCCTCTTTCCATGAGCAGAGATCTTTATCAGAGCGATTGTTCAGAGAGCAGGGGGTTGATACCAAAATTTTGCTAGGCCATTCGAATCAAAAAATGACCGATATTTACAACGACGCACGCGGTAAGGAATGGAAAAAACTGGTCATTTGA